CCGATGCCAGTACAACTGCTGTACCTGACGTAGCAGTAAAATCTGTACCTGCTAATAGTTTTACACCGTTTAAGTAAACATCTACAAATCCTGCATCGTATGTTATGCTAAATGTAGTCTGTCCACTTGTGGCTGTATAAGTTTGTCTTGATGAAGTTCCGTTTACAGATGAACCTGCATTTTGAAATCCACTAGAACCATAAACCTGCATAGAGTTACTAGTAGTATTAAAATAGAGAGTTCCTGTTTGAAGAGCATCTCCATCGTTGTCTGTAGAGGGTGCTGAAGACTTAGCACCAAGGTATCTGTCATCAAACGAATCAAAACTAGCTGCTGCAGATGTCGCACTAGAAGCTGCTGCTGTTGCACTACTTGCTGCATTAGTTGCGCTTGTTGCGGCA